CAAGGCAGCATCAGCGGTTGAAGTAGTAGTAGTTAATGCATCATTTACAGTCTTTATTGCATTAGCAGTTGCTGCCAATGAAGTTGAATTTGATGATGTGCTATCTGATAGTTGTAAAACACCAGCAACAGTAGTTGATCCAGATTCAATTTTTGATCCACTTATAGCGGCTGAACCACTAACCATTGAATCAACAATCTTTCCAGCTTCAATTGCCGTTAAACCAGCATTAGTAATGGAAATATCACCCGTCATATTGACAGCCGTAATAGTTCCAGTTGATGCAGCTCCTACTAATATCTGCCCAGCAGTTATAGTTTCAAGCTTGCTAAGTTGTATCCCTGCTGAGGCGTTTATGTCTACGTTTAAAATTGTTCCATCCAATATCATTTGACTTGAAACAGTCCCAGTATCAGCATCAGAAATTAGAGTTCCTGTAATATCTGGAAGCGTTAAAGTTTTTGATGAAAGTTGAGGATCAGATACGGCAAGTGTCATCTTGAAGAGATCAGCCGTTGTTCCTTCAAAAACTAAACTTCCTGTATTTCCTATTAACAATTGACCCGTTATAGTTGACCCTGCCTTTGCTACTTTTTCTGTCTCTAATTCATCAATAGCTGCCTGAACATTAGTACTTGAAAGTTGACCAAATGGAGTATAAGAAATTGCTGAAGCTTGCTGAGAAGCAACAGTATCTGATAACTCGATTCTTACCCAGTTACTTGCACTTGAACTTGTTACCCCTAAGAGATAGTCAGGCGGCTTTAATTCAACGGTAATTCCTGATATTCCGCTTGGGGTTCCGATATTATTAATTACGACATATCCACCATCCACTGAAGATGACGCTGTTGGTAAATTTTGTCCAACTGTTAAACCAGCAGCCTGTCCAGCAGCAGTTACAAAAGTAACTTGGCTAGTCGATGGATCATAGGTGCCAAATCGGGTCAAGGCTCCCTTAGTCAAGGTCGTGATTGCGTTCCAAGCATTGCCATCCCACAGGTAAGCTTCCTCAGCTATCGGGTCAAACAGGAGCTGGCCTGTGAAGAGGGCAGTTGGGAACCCTAATTGGGCTATAGATTGTATTATTGTTGTTGATCCATTTGCCAGCTTTGTGCCATCAATAGAATCAGCTTGAATCCTTGCAGCATCTAGACTTCCACTGGTTATTTTACTAGCTGGCAGATCAGGAATTAACGCACTTGTGAGACTTGCACCTGCTGTTACTGCACCCTTATTATTTACGGTTACTGATTGATAAGTACCAGCACTAATTCCGCTTGTTGATGTACTTAAATTACCTGAACTATCAACCTCTAATCCACCACCAGTTTGAATAATTACAGCTCCTTTATTACTATTATTAGCAGTCGGTAAGTCAGACCCAACTAATGCTGTAGAACCAGTAATCTGTCCAAACGAGTTATAAGTAAGACCTGATATTGTGGTTCCTGTTGTTGTTGCACTAATGCTTAATTCACCTGTTCCACTAACACTTAAGCCTCCAGATGATGGAACAGAAACAGCACCAATTGCAGAACTTGTTGCTTTTACTGCACTTAGATCTGAGGCAGTTAACGCACTAGATCCAGTTATCAATCCTTGGGCATTGTAGTTAACTTTTAATGCACCATTTACAGCACTTACAACATTATTAATTCCAAGATTTCCCCCAGAAATATTTAAACTTCGATCAATGTTTGAAGTTGAAAGCTTGACCGCTGTTATTGATCCATCTCTTAACTTAGTACTTGCATCAATTCCTGTTGTAGAAGAGCTAGAAGTTTGAATCTTATCATTAGTAATATTTCCATCAATTATGTTTGAAGTTCCAACACTATTTGCACCTAAAACTGAACTTGAATCAACACTAAGAACGCCTCCAGTAGTAACTGATAATCCGCTGCCTACTTGAACAACACCTAAAGCAGATGTTGTTGCTTTGGCATTGCTTAAATCAGAATTACTTAAATCAGCTACTGAAGTTATAAGGCCTTCACTATTAAATGAGATTCCATTTTTTGTAGATGCTCCACCTACAACAGCGTTATTAATTCCAAGATTTCCAGAACTTACGTTGATACTTCTATCTAAATTACTTGGATTTATTGCCGCTGGTAAAAGAGATCCAGTTGCAACTTTTGTTCCACTAACTCCTGAAATTTTATCGTCATTAACAGCAGAATTTAAAATGCGATCAGTCGTAATAGCATTGTTTCCAATTCGATCTGCTGGTATTTCACCACTCGTTAAAAGAGCTGCACTATGGTTAGGAATATCAGATCCAGAAAGATTTGAAGCTGCTGTAATTATTCCTTTTGTAGAAACTGTTAGCTTTGTGTAATCACCAGCAGTTAACCCAGACTGAGTTTCAATAGATATATTCCCACTACCATCAACATCAATCCCAGAATTACTTGGGACAATCACACCTCCTTTTGAACTGGTGGTTGCTGTAGGAATATTACTTGCAGAATTGGTTGTGCTTCCAGCAGTTACTTGACCTTTTGCATTAACAGTTACAGATGCATATGTGCCTGGAGTCAGGCCAGATACATCAGCAATTGATATTGCACTATTACTATCAATAGCCAACGCTCCAGCAGTAGGAACAGAAACAGCTCCTAAGGCTGTTGTTGTTGCTCCAGCTCCACTTAAATCAGAAGCTGCTAAATCTCCAACAGATGTTATTAATCCTTCTGCTGAATATGTAATTCCATTTTTTGTTCCAGCTCCACCAGTTACAACATTTGTGATTCCAAGCTTTGAACTAACAACGCTTAAACCTCTATCAAATTTTGAACTATCAAGCTTATCTACAGTAACCGTTCCATCTCTTAATTTTGTTCCTCCATCAATTCCAGTAGTTGCTGAACTTGAAGTCTCTATTTTGTCATTGGTAATAGCCAAATTCTGAATGGCTTGGCTTGGAACTTGGTTAGTTGTTAATGTCCCAACCTTTGCCGCTGGAATATCTCCATCATCAATAACAGCTACACCACCAGCAATTAATGCTTTGACACTTAGCTGCTTTGTCTCATTTGCACTAAGATCAGCGACTACAGCAGCATCATCTTCTGCTACAGAACTTTCTTGTAATACGGGCAAGCCTGTTATTTCTAAATCTGGCATAACCTCAAACTAAAAAACCTTAGACCTATATTATCCCTCAGTAACCAGAATTGCTTAATACGTTTTATTGTTGTTCTAATAAAATTGGACTTCCATCTTCTTGGAGAATCTTATAAGTATCCTCTTGTAATAGATAGCTTGGAGCTGATCCAGTATTTAACTTGATTTCTCCATTGGTCACAAATTCAATTCTTGATGTAATTTGCTCTGTTGCTGGAACACTTATTACAACATTAGTTACAACACAATCTGCCTGATACCAAACACTATTAGAAGTATTGGAATTATCTTTGTAAATATAGAACCTAGATTTAAAATCAGCACCCTGAGTAAGCCTTACGACTAACTGAGCAAGATAAAAAGGAAATTCTCCATCATCTCCACATTCTTGATTTACTTTTGCTTGATTATGCTCCCATAAACATTCAATAGTTCCTTGACCACTAATTAATCCAGCCTCATATTGCCTTTTAAATTGATCTCCTAAAGAAGTCAAATCAACTGAATCTCTCATTGTGGTTATTTCAAAGTTCGTAATATTTGCAAGATGCCTAAACCTTGTATTCCTTGTTTTAATCGTTATATCTTTTCTAGTGCTTGGAGTTGATAAAGCAACAGCCCCTGTAACTCCACCAGAAATAGAAGCTTCAAATGTCGTATATAATCTCAAGCCCCCTAAGGCATCAACATGAACAAACCAAGAGCCATCTGGATAGTTATGGCCTGTTACTAATTCAAGATTAGATTTATCTACAGTTTCAATATCTATATAATCTCCTGTAATCAATGCCCCAGATGCACCCTTAACAGAGAATCTTTTTAGTGTTGTATTTACGTCACTAGGATCTAATTGAGTTCCTAAAAAAGAATTTAAGGAATCTCTTTGCAGCTCAATATCACCATATTGTCCAAGATAAATTCCTTTCACAATTAATTAATTAAAGTTGTATTTGTGTAAGGGGCACCATTTGCTTCCCATGTAAATTCAACATTAGTTATTTCACCAACAGAAACTCCCATTGAAACACCAGTTATATAAACTTCAAATTGAATATCTCTAGCATTTGAATCTCCTGTGCCTTCAGATAATCGCAATTTTAAAACTACCTTGTCAGAAGAAGAATTAGTTCCATCACCAGCAGAAGAGCCAGTTTTCATTGCAGCATCTAATAATGCTTTTACATTAGAAGTTCCACCAGCTTGGGCTGTGTAATAAGACGCTGTGGCACTGCCTGAATAAGATCTAAGACCATCTGTAATTAATCGGTCAGTATCTCCAAGACTTGTGGTTTCAAGTACAGCCATAGACATGGAGTAATTCCAGCTCTTTATTTGGCCTACAGCAGAT